CGCTCGCGGCGACAGGATATCGCCAGCGTCATCCAGGTGGATGAGGCGCTGGAGCGCTTCGCCATGGTCTATGGCGCGGGCGGCACATGGTTCGACAACGCCGAGCACATGCTGGTCCCGAAGGCCGACCTTCAGGACATCCTGCCCGAGCATGGAATGCGCGACATGCGCAACCGCAAGCGCGTCGTGCGGCTGGATGAGGTGGGATTCGACCCGGCCGGCACCGACCCGCGCATCAAGTGCAACCTGTGGGGCGGCTGGCCCACCGAGCCGAAGGCCGGCACCTGTACGGTGATGCTCGACCTGCTGGAGTACCTGTGCAGCGGCGAAGAGAATGCCCGCGACCTCTACAAATGGGTGCTCAAGTGGATCGCCTACCCGATCCAGCATCCCGGCGCCAAGATGCGCACCGCCTTGGTGTTTCATGGGCCGCAGGGCGCCGGCAAGAACCTGTTTTTCGAGACCGTCATGGCCATCTATGGCGAGTATGGCCGTATCGTCGACCAGGCTGCCGTCGAGGACAAGTTCAACGACTGGGCCAGCCGCAAGCTGTTCCTGATCGCCGACGAAGTGGTGGCCAGGGCGGAACTGTTCCACGTCAAGAACAAGCTCAAGGGCTTCGTCACCGGCGAGTGGATACGCATCAACCCGAAGAACGTCGCCGCGCACGACGAAAAGAACCACGTCAACATGGTCTTCCTGAGCAACGAGCGCCAGCCGCTGGTGCTCGAAAAGGACGACCGGCGCTACACCATCATCTGGACGCCCGCCAAGCTCGACGCCAGCTTCTACGCCGAAGTGCGCGCCGAGCTGGATGCCGGTGGCCGGGAAGCGCTGCACCACTACCTGCTGAATCTGGACCTGGGCGACTTCGACGAGCATACCAAGCCGCCGATGACCGAGGCCAAGCGCGAAGTCATCGGCCTTGGCCTCGATAGTGTCGATCGCTTCATCGACGACTGGAAGGCCGGCGAGATCGTCCTGGCGGACAACGTCGTCCTGCCATTCTGCCCGTGCCTCGGCTCGCACCTCTACGCGCAGTACCTGGCGTGGTGCAAGCTGGAAGGCGTCAGCCGGCCGCGCGAGCGCAACCAGTTCATCGGAACACTGGCCAAACTTCCCGGCTGGTCGGCCGGCAAGGCCCTGCACACCCGCGAAACGCTGGTCAGCGCGAACAACAAGACCCGCAAGATGGTCGTGCCGGATCTCGACGCCATCCGCAAGTCGCCAGCCGGCGCCGCGCGCATGGATCAGCGCGTGATCGACCCGTACTGGCAGACCGATGGTGAGGACCGAACCACCTGGCTGACGCGGTGTTTTTTCATTTTCGCCAACGCGGCGGGGGTTTCGTGATGTGGACACGGTGGTGGACACGCCTGTGGACACGGCAAAACGGCCCGCGAAGCCGCATTCTTACTCGGGACACGGTGGACACGCCGCCACGCGCGTGTACACGCGAGAGCAAAAACATTCACCCACATCATGCACACATGCGCGCGCACGTAGATTTCACCGTGTCCACCGTGTCCTCAGTAATAAACAGGGGTTCACAGCCATTTAGGCGTGTCCACCACCGTGTCCACCACCGTGTCGACTGTTTTTGGGTGGTTGGGTCATGAACAAACCGGCCAGCCTGAGGGAAACCATGCCCACCGTCACCGCCTGGATAGACGGCCTTAGGGACGTTTTCGGCCGCGCGGACATAGATGCGGTCATCCGCAGCGGAATTCGCGGCGTGCCGGGCTTCCATGCGCGGGAAAACGGCATCGAAGTGGGTACGGCACCACCGCCAGCGCGGGTGGAGGTCGGCAGCGAGCAAATGGTGATCAAAAAATCGGAGGAAAGATATGCAGATCGAAACCGTCGACGTTGACTTGCTGATCCCCTACGCGAGGAATTCGCGTACGCACTCCGAGGCGCAGGTGGCACAGATTGCGGCAAGCATCCGTGAGTTCGGCTTTACCAACCCGGTGCTGATCGACTGGGATGGCGGCATCATCGCCGGCCATGGACGCGTCCTGGGGGCGCGTCAGCTCGGCATGGCGGAGGTGCCCTGCATCCGGCTAGGGCACCTCACTGAGGCGCAGAAGAGAGCCTACATCATCGCCGACAACCAGATTGCCACCGGTTCCGGCTGGGACGACGATCTGCTCGCCGCAGAACTGTCTGATTTGCTGACAACCGGCTACGACACCAGCCTGCTCGGATTTTCGGTCGACGTTGGCGACCTGATTGCCGACCTTCGGCAGCCGAGTAAGTTCGAAAAGTCGATGCCGAACAACTTCCACGAGGAAGAAGGGGAGCCGGAGTACAAGAACTTTCAGAAATTCCCGGTCACAGTGATCATGGACCAGCGCGAATTCGACGAATGGGAAGCCCTGCGTCAGAAGATGGGCTACTCCGACAAAAAATTGCTGCTCGAATTGATGAGGAACAAAAAATGATCGAAGTATTCTGGGGTGGATTGCTGTTTCATCCGGCCGCGCTAGACTATGCGGACGAAACCTGCTCGCACGGCTGCGCCTACTGCTTCGCCAACATCAACAAGAGCTATCGCGAGGGAAACGTCGCCAGCGCGATCAAAGCGCTCTACCGCACCGACGGTGGCACGCTGACGAGCTGGTTCATGAAGCACGGATATCCTATCTGCACCAGCAACAAGACCGACTGTTTCGCCAAGAACAACCTGCGTAATACGCGCGCCTTCTACTCGCATTTGGCCGAGACCGGCACGCCGATCTTCATCCAGACCAAGGGCGGCGAGGGCATGGGTGAGATCGTCGAATCGCTGCCGAAAAAGCCGGTGATCTACATCAGCATCACCATGCTCGACGACGACCGCGCGAAGAAGGTGGAACCGGCGGCGCCCCTGCCGTCCGAGCGGCTGGCTTGGGCGCGGCATTTCGTCGAGCGCGGCTATGTCGTCATCGCCGCGATCAACCCGTGCAGCAAGACCTGGCTACCCTATGAGGACTTCCTTGGACTGAAAGAAAAATTCTGCGAAGCCGGCATACGGCATGTGGTGATCGAAGTGCTCGACATGAGCGCGACGCGCATGCGCAAGATCAACGCCGCGCGGCAGAACCTGATGGCTGAGGCGAAGCAAACCATCGGCAAGGAAGACCGGCAGTACGTGCGCGACCTGACCGGCGAGCTGGTGCGCGCCGGCTTCCTGGTGGCGAAGAAGGGCATGCCGTTCCCATCCGGTTTCTACACCGAGATCGAGGCCGCGCTGGGCAAGACCATGCCGTCGATGCAGCCCTTCGTCAACGAATGCCTGGCGCGCGGGCCGGGCGAACTGCGGTTCGATGCCTACGCCGAGTACATCGGTCGGTATTTGCCGCTCGACGTGCCGATCCGCGCCAATGCGCTGCGCGGCTACCTGCTGCGCTCCTGCTTCGACACCTGGAAGGCGAATCCGCGCATCGACACCTTCCGCGATCTTCTCGCCGTGACCTGGGACGATGCCCGCTGTGACGCGAGCTTGCAGCGGCACAGCCTGTTCGCGCCGGTAACGGATGTAGCCGGCCGCCTGGTGTCCGACCGCGAAGGCCGCGCGATCCTGATGTTCAACCAGCCAAAGAAAGGAGGTTAGCCATGAAGCACGTTCGCGAATGGGGCGGCGAGTGGTTCTAGCCGCATCCCGGCAAGCAGTGCGCCGCCTCGCGGCGGCGCACTGTCAGATGCTGATTATCCACTCGTCCGGAGTGCCGTCGATGGACTTGATATCGCGCAGTACCGAACGGTCCGTGCCCAGGGCAGAGATGCGGGCCTGCAATGGGCGCTTCGCGCAGAAATACCGGTCCTTGCGGGGATTGCGCCGCGTGATGATGAAAGTGCGTGTTCCCGCGACGACCTCGCGAAACTTGTCTTCCCGAAGGCTGATATTCAGTGGCCGGGTGACGGTGACAATGACCGCCGGCGTCGTGCAGGCGTCGATCATTTCGACACCTCGTTTCTCAACGCTGAGAGGATCAGTTCGCGCAATGAGATCCCACGGTCGATCGCTGCGTGCTTGGCGCGCGTCCATAGGTCGTCCGGGATGTTGCGTAGTAGGTAGTTCAGGGCGGTATTCATGCCGGAACTTTTGCGAGCTGGCCGGACCGGCGTGCGTCGGCGACGAAATCGCGCGCCACATCTTCGGCGTCGTCCTGCCCCCAGTAGTGGCTGCCGAGAAGCCCGGAGTAGAACTGAGTGCCGGCTGGTACGCCGTTTATGAATCCCTCGATTCGCCATCCGCCGCCATCGAAAAGGTCTGCCGGTTGATCGTAGACGTCGATGGCCTCGGCGCGATCCATTTTGAAGATGTCGAGTATGACTTCCAGAGACCCGTCGAAGCACTTGATGATGTGAATAGCGGTCTTCATTGTACGCTCCTGGTTGGTGATCGCGGCCATCCGCAATCCATGACCTAATTATACAATGATTATAATGATTATCAAGGTAATTATTCTTATATGGTAGGCGAGGTCATTTTATGACTACCGAGACCCAGGCCGAATTCGCGCGGCGCCTGAAGGTCAACAGATCAACCATCAACAGGTGGGCCGGAACGGGCCGTGTCGTGATGGATGGTGACCGCGTCGATGTCGAGCGCAGTCTGGAGATGATCGAGAGAACGAGTGGCGCGCGGCCGGATGTCGCTGATCGTCATGCCGCGGCGCGCGGATCTCCGTTGAGAGTCAGTGATGGTGGTGGTCCACCCGCTGCGGATCCTGCGGCCGACAAGATCGGCAGCAGCTACCAGACCGCCAGGGCGGTGAAGGAAAAGTACAACGCGTTGGCGGCAAAGCTCGATTATGAGCGCTCGGTGGGAAGCCTAATCCCCAAGGAAGACGTCGACGCGGCGCTCAAGGCGATGGGCGCGTCGGTGCGGGCGAGGCTGGATGTGTTGGCGGATCAGTTGGCGCCGGTGGTGGCGCCGGTGGTTGAGATGGACGAAGTACACGCCCTTCTGGCCGAGCATTTCCGCGCGGTGCTGGCCGGCATTGCCGGCGATCTACAGCGTATGGAGGTTTGTCAATGAAGCTGGAATGCGTGGGCTTGGATGACAGAAGATCGCGCTACTTTATTCCAAAGAACGATATTACTCGGAAGGCCAAGGCGCCAATTCCTATTTGCGGTGTGTACTTTTTGGTTATGAATGACGAAGTGGTCTACGTCGGACAATCAAGAGACGTGGCTTACAGAATTCGCCAGCACCAAGAAAGAAAAAAGGATGAATTCGACAGAGTTTTTGTCGTTACATGCGATCCAGATATGTTGGCTTGCGTTGAAGAGGCTTACATCAGTGAGTTAAAGCCGAAATTAAATGTGCAGTTGCGGCCGTTTTCGACACAAGGAAGAGATGCACGCAGTGCGGTTAATGATTACTGGAGGTCACTTAAGGATGAAGACGATTCCCGCCTAAAAGGGGTATTTAGTATGCAGTGTGATTTTCTAGCCAACAGAAGACAAAACCAAGTATGAGCCACCTATCCCACTGCCTCGCCACCCTGCGCCGCGCCGTGGCGCCGCGCCGGGCGATCTCGGTGTCGCAGTGGGCAGACGACCATCGCATCCTGTCCGGCAAGCAGTCGAGCGAGCGGGGCCGCTGGCGGACGTCGCGCAATCCGATCCTGGGCGAGATCATGGATTGTTTCTCGGAGCGCTCGCGGGTGCGCGACGTGGTGGTGATGAAGTCGTCGCAGGTCGGCGTCACCGAAGCGGTGGTGAATGTGCTCGGCTACACCATGGATCACGCGCCGTGCCCGGCGATGGTGATGATGCCGACGCTGGAAACGCGCGACACCTGGAAGGTGCAGAAGTTGAACCCGCTGTTGCAGGAAACGCCGGTCATCCGCGACCTGCTCGGCGGGGTGCGCGCCCGCGATGCGGCGAACCGGCAGGATCTGATCGACTTTCCCGGCGGCGTGCTGTTCCTCGCCGGAGGCAATTCGGCCAACAGCTACGCGCAGAAGTCGGTGCGCATCATCATGCTCGACGACCTGGACCGCTTCCCGGAGGAGATCGGCGAGGAAGGCGACGTCATCACCCTGGCCGAAGGGCGCACCAAGGCCTTCCCGCGCGCCGTGCGCGCCTACATTTCGACGCCGACGGTCAAGGGCGGCCTGATCCATCGCCAGTGGGAACGCAGCGACCAGCGCCGCTACCGGGTGCCGTGCCCGCACTGCGGCGAAATGCAGGCGCTGGCGTGGGGCGGGCCGGATCTGCCGCACGGCATCAAGTGGTCGGTGCTGGCCGATGGCTCGGTCGGCAATGTGCGCTACGTCTGCCGCGAGTGCGGCGCGGAAATCTACGAACACCACAAGCCCGCGCTGCTGGCCGGCGGCGTCTGGGTGGCCACGCATCCCGAGCGGACGGTGCGCGGCTACCACATCAGCGCGCTCTATGCGCCGATCGGTCTCGGCCCGAGCTGGGCCGATCTGGTGCGCGGCTGGATCGGCGCGCAGAGCAACACCGCCACGCTCAGGGCCTGGCTGAATACCAACCTCGGCGAACCATGGGAAGAGCGCGGCGAGGAAGTCGATCCGCTGTCCCTGATGACGCGCCTGGAGCGCTACGCCGAGCCGGTGCCCGGCCTGGTGCGCACCATCGGCATCGACGTGCAGAAGGACCGCATCGAGCTGTCCGTCTATGACGTCGGCCCAGGTGAGGAAATGTGGGCCGTTGATCACCTCATTGTCGCCGGAGATACCGCCGGCGCCGAGCCGTGGCACGAACTGGCGCAGGAGATCGACGCGCTCAGCCCGGACTGCGGCGGCATCGACAGCGGCTACAACACCGACCAGGCCGTCGCCTTCGCCGCCCGCCGGCCGTGGCTGTTCGTCTGCAAGGGGATCGAAGGGCGCGGCAAGACGCTGGTCGAATCCGACGACGACCGCAAGCGTCGGCTGCGCAAGCGCCGGAAGAAAGGCTTTTCGCCCTTCCTTGTCTCCGACGAAGCCGCCAAGGCCCTGGTCACCCAGCGCCTCAAGCTCGACAAGCCAGGCGCGGGCTACGTGCATTACCCGGACGGCGAGCCGGCCTTCGACGACGAATACTTCGCGCAGCTCACCAGCAACCGGCTGGAAGAAAAGACCGTGCGCGGCCGGCTGGTCCGCGAATGGAAACAGACCCGCGTGCGCAACGAGGCCTTCGACTGCTGGAAGTACGCCCTGGCCGGCTTCCGCCTGTCGAAGCTCGACCCGGCGGTGCGTGCCAAGCGCGCCAGCGCCGAAGTCGCCCCGCCCGCCCGTCCGGCCCCGCGTCGGATCGGCCGCATTGGAGCATTCAGATGACCCAAGGAGACCGCATGACCGAGATCATCAACTTCATCATGACCGAACTGGCCCGCGCGCAGGCCAGCGGCATGTCGCTCGACGACGCCCGCCAGGTCACCGAGATCGCCACGCGCAGCCGGTACGCCGGCGAGCGGGTCTATATCGCCGGGCTGCCCAAGCAGCGCCGCGCGGTGCAGTTGGCCAAGCTGGAAAAGCAGACCACGCAGGAGGTCGTCGCCATCACCGGCCTGTCGCGCCAGCACGTCTGGCGGCTGCGCCGGCTCGGCCGGTAACATTTTTTGCCTTAACCGGGCGACGGTCGGCCGGCATTCTGCGCGCATCCCGCGCCGGAGAGCTTATGGCCGCAGACATCCCCACCGTCGAACCATCCGAGCTACGCGCCGGCGATACCTGGCAGTGGACGCGCTCGATCTTTGGCTATCCGGCCTCCGTCTGTACCCTCAAATACCGCTTCAAAAGCGCCGCCGGCGGCTTCGAGATCGTTGCCACCGCTTCTGGCGATGACTACGCCGTCACGGTTCCAGCCGCCACCAGCGCCGGCTATGCCGCCGGCGACTATAGCTGGGTCGCCTGGGTCGAGGTAGGAAGCGACAAATTCACCGTCGGCACCGGCACCGCCACGGTGTTGCCGGACTACCGCGCCACCAGCGCCGCCACCGCGCTGGATGACCGCAGCCACGCCGCAAAAGTGCTGGCCGCCATCGAGGCCGTTATTGAAGGGCGCGCCGCGAAAGACCAGGAGGCCTACGAAATCGCCGGCCGCAGCCTGAAACGGACGCCCATCGCAGATCTGCTGCGCCTGCGCCAGCATTACAAGGCCGAGGTCGCCGCCGAAGCAGCCGCCGAGGCCATCCGTCGCGGCACCGGCAGCGGCCGCCGCATTCAATTCCGCCTGTGACCCCATGACCATCACCCAACGCCTGCGCGCCGCCTGGCGCGGTCTCACCGGCCAGCGCGACCCGTATGCCGCCACCTATGGCAGCGGCGGGGTGGGCGGCTTTGCCGGCGGCGCCGTCGGCCGCCTCACCGCCAGCCTGGCCAGTTGGTCAGGCGCCATCAATGCCGATCTCGATGCCTCGCTGCCCGTCCTGCGCGCCCGCGCCCGCAGCCTGGCCGCCAACAACGAGCACGGCAAGCGCTTCCTGTCTCTGGTCGCCGCCAACGTCGTCGGCCGCAACAACCCCAAGTTGCAAGTGCGCGCCCTGCGCGACCAGCGCGACCCGAACAAGCCGACCACACTGGACAAGGCCGCCAACGCCGCCATCGAGGCGCACTGGGAACGCTGGGGCCGCACGGCCGACATCACTGGCCGCCACGGCACGCTCTATGCCCTGCTGCGCACGCTGGTCAAGGGGGTGGCCCGCGACGGCGAGGCCCTGGTGCGCGTCATCCGCAATCGCAAGCTGCCCTACGGCATGGCCCTGCAACTGCTGGAGGCCGACCGGCTGGACGAAACCATCAACCGCTCGCTGGATAACGGCAACACCATCCGCCAGGGAGTCGAGATCGATTCCGCGCTGCGCCCGGTCGCCTACTGGATCAAGACCAGCCACCCCGGCGAAAACTACGCCACACGCGTGGCCGGTGTCGAGCGCATCCCGGCCGGCGAGCTGTACCACCTCTACACGCAGGACCGCGCGGAGCAAGTGCGCGGCGTGACGTGGTTCCATGCCGTCATCGTCCGCGCCTCGGTCATCCACAACTTCGAGGAGGCGGCCGTGGTCGCCGCGCAGATCGGCGCCAGCAAGATTGCGGCCCTGGAGCGCAGCGAAGAGGCGCCTGACGCCATCGGCATGATGGCCGACGGCAGCAGCGCCGGCCTGCCGCAGATGAAGGTGGAGGCGGGCGAGCTGTTCGAGCTGCCGCCCGGCTACAAGCTCAATTCATGGAACCCGGAATACCCGCACGCCAATTTCGAGAGCTTCCTCAAGGCCTGCCTGCGCGGCCTGGCCGCCGGCTGGGACGTTGCCGCCCACAACCTCACCGGAGACATGACCGACGTCAATTACAGCTCGGCGCGCATTGCCGAACTGGCCGAGCGGGAAACCTGGATTCTCGCCCAGGACTGGCTGATCAGCGCCTTCCTGCAACCGCTGTACGAAGACTGGTTGCGCCTGTCGCTGCTCTCCGGCGCCATCACCTTCGACATCACCGGCAAGGCGCTGCCGGCCGACCGCTACCAGAAATTCGCCAGCGCCAGCCGCTTCCAGGGCCGGCGCTGGGCCTGGGTCGATCCGTCGAAGGAGGCGGCCGCCCAGGAGAAACTGCTGGCCAACCTGCTCACCAGCCGCACGCGCATCGCCGCCGAGCAGGGCGAGGAATTCGACGACATCCTCGACGAACTGGCCGCGGAAGATGTGGCGATAGAAGTGGCCGGCCTGTCGCCTGCGCCGGCCAAAGCCGCGCCAGTTGGCCCCGGCCCAGGTGGTGCGGCATGAGCGCCTACGTCTGCCTGTCGAAGATCTGCGAGCGGCGCGGCCGCTGCATGGTCGCGTGCTACCCGGCGCCAGGTGACGTGCATGTAATCTACTTCACTCCGCCGGAAGAGACGCACGGCAATTGCCCGCACTTCATGGCAAGCGAGCCAGGGAAGGCCAGGCAGGACGGAGGCGTCCATGACGGATGACTGGGTAAGCGATCATTTTCGTCTTTCCGAATTCACGCGCAGCGAATATGCCATCAGACACGGAATCGACAACACCCCGCCTGCCGACGTGCTCTCGCGCCTACTGGTGCTTGCGGATGGGCTTGAAAGGGTGCGGGCTATTCTCGGCGTGCCCGTTTATATCCAGAGCGGATACCGAAGCGGCATCGTCAATGCCGGGATCGGCGGCCAACGAAACAGCCAGCATTGTCTAGGCGAGGCCGTCGACTTCGTTGCGCCGGCCTACGGCCCACCTCTCGATATCTGTCATGCCATTCTCGATCATGAGGAGTTGCTGGATTTCGATCAGCTCATCAACGAGGGCGCGTGGACGCACATCTCATTCACGACCCGCGGCCGCCAGCGTGGGCAGGTGCTCACCGCCCACTTCGCGGGCGGTCACGTCAGCTATTCTGAGGGCCTGCGATGACCATGGAGCGTTTGGTCAAACTGGAGTCGGCGATCGGGCTACGGAGAACGATCGTTTTGTTCCTGTCCATCTGGCTGGCCTACGACTCGTATCAGTGGGCCGCGCAGTTCGCCACCTGGACCGACCGCACCGGCATCGAGGTGGCGGCCATCATCGGTGCGGTGACGACGCCGGTGTCGTGGATCGTCATTGCCGTGTTCAAGACCTACACCGAGGGAAAGGTGGGGGGCGGTGGAACATGAAGCTGGCGGCCGACCCGGCACGGAATACGACCCGCATTGCCTGCGCTGTGATATCGACCCCAACCAGTGCGATGGTTGGCCGCCGGCCGGCCTTGAGGATGCGTACATCGGCATCGCCGGCCACAAACCAGCGAGCGGCATCATGCGCTCCGCCTGGGAGCATGGCTACGCCATCGCCTGCCGGATCTGGGATGCTTGCCTGCACTGGCGGGAAGAACGTCTGAAATGATGTCAATTCCCTACCAATTGCTTGCTGTTTTAGTAGTTGCGCTGCTCTCTGGATTCAGTGGCTATCGCTTCTGCGTCGGCCACGAACGCGGCGAGGCGGCGCTGCGTGAGCACGATACCGCCGTGGCCACCGCCAACGCCCTACGCGACACCATGACGCGCGATGCCGCCGCAGACCTCGCCGCCGCGAAACAGGCCGCCGTCCGCCGCGCTGCCGCCCGCGCCAAATCCCATGCCCTCGAACTGGAGCTAGCCCGTGATGAAACCGCCCGTAATTGCCGCGTGTCTGATGGCACTCTCGGCCTGCTCAACGACGCCATCGACCGTGCCAACGGTGCCGAGGCCCAAGCCGGTCGCCGCGATGGTGGCGTGCCCGCCGCTGCCGCCGTTGCTGGGACCGACCGCGGCCAACCTGGCGCGGTGGATCATGGATACCTCGGAAAACTACAGCGACTGCCGAGCCAGTCACCAGCGGCTGGTGGAGTGGGTGGGCAATGATTGAAAAACTCCATGAGTTGGCCGACAAGCACGATCTGTGGTCGCATCTGCCCTTCTTCCTGGCCGCGACCAGGGCAGGAGAAGTCGGCAACCGGCTCAACACCACCCGCATCATGGAGTCGCTGATTATTGCCGGTTTGACCGGCGCCATCACCCTCTACGGGGTGCAGCAGAAGATGGACGTGCAGATCTCCGAGATCAAGAGTCAGATGGCCAAGTTCGAGGTCCGCGCCGCCGAAGACCGCGCCGAGGCGCTGGCGCGGGATCGGCGGATCGAGGATCGCATCGAAAAAAATCACGGCGGGAAATAGATAGTCAATTCGAGCGGTATCTGTAGAGCAAAGGAGCCGGAATGAGAATTACGATGACCGACAACTCCTGGCAGGGCGTCACCCTGCTGGCCAAAGGCAGCACCTACACCGTCGCCGATGAGGTCGCTGACTCCCTGGTTAATGCCAACAAGGCCATCTATCTGGATGAGCCTATCAGCCAGCCGGGCGTGCTTGCTGACACCAACATCGCCGCCCACGCCGCCGAGCATGCGGCGATGGGGGTTGGGTATCTGACGAATGAAATAGCTGTCAAACCGTCCGGCGTGAGTGTCACAAACAACGCCGGAGCAAATAATACCTGGTGCCTAAAGTTAGCTGCACCCGGGGAGTTCGATGCTGTTCGTGTGATTATTTATCACGGTTCAACAAGTGCAACGACTGTCTATAAATCTATTGTTGCAGTCACTGAAACAGCATCACAGGCATCTGATGTAACTAGGTGGCGACCTGTTGTTGGCGGTACAGAGTATAGCGCACTAGACGGTGTGGAACAGTATGGATGGAAGTCTGTTACGTGGGCGGGAGCCTCAACGATTACATCTGCGGCAGGGACCGCTAGTGCGCCTGTAATCAATGTGTCGGATTGGATTCCATTGTCGTCTGTGCCGCGTTCTGACGGCGGGGTTTTCCCTTTAGTTATGGTACGCAATTTCGTTAGTGGTGGAACGAGTTCGTTTACCTCAGCGTCGTCAAGTATGGCGACAGCAACACCCGCTAATGGCGGATTTATCATGCAGGCGGGATGGGGGGCTGACACTGGACTATACGTCACCGCTCCTGCGTCTAATAACCCGACAGGTACGCAAAACGACAATGTACCTGCTATAGGTATTCAATTTAGATGCAGGAGGCAGGGAATATCGTTAATCGGAATTGGAGATTCCTTGACACAAAATTCCGTCGTCGTGGCTGATGGTTTCTCGTCGTTTGGTCTGCGAGCTGCGGCTGCCATTTCGGCATTGGGGGTGCCATGCGGGTACGTTAACAACGGGGAAGCATCTCAGTCGATGGATATTTACGCCACCGCAGGAGCGAATGCAATCACAAAGATTGGCGCGAATGCTGTAATGATTCAAGGTTTTGCTCCCAATGGTCCTGGCGCTCCGTATTCGACAGACGCGAGTATGCGCTATGGCATACAGCAGCAAGCGGCACTAGTGCAGTCATTAGTGTCTGCGGCTCGTACAGCTAAGGCGGCTGTGTTTGTTGCAACGGGTGTGCCGTGCAACTCTAGTAACATACCAAACGCATCTCAGGACGCATATAGGACAGCGTACCGTGACCGCATATTGGCGATGGGGAAGGATATTTCTCCGCTCAATTGGGATGCATTAGTGACTGATTCAGCAAGCCCTGCTCGGATTTCTGCTACATATCAATATGACACAACGCATCCAAACGAGGCGGCAGTGGCATTACAAGCGAGTCAATTGGTAACTGCTCTACGTGCCAGGTTTGGCATCTAACCCCCAAGTCGCGTAGTGCAACACACGACGACGTTGACGCAGGACGGTGTTGTAATTGCTACACGCGCAGGGATAGCTACATCTTTCATGGATGGGCAAATGTCGCTCGCCGGATCAGGTGATGCGAATGGAAATGGAGTGCAGCTGGCTTATGCATTGTGGATGCCGCAGGGTATCCAACAGATTAGCATTTAGTAGGTTTGGCATTCTGGCGAATTTAGCTCTCTAAACAAGGCCGCCTCCGGGCGGCATGCTACTTCAGGGGGTATCCCGATAATCAAAGCCAGGCTATCGAGGGATTGGCATGGACGAGCGCGCCAAGATCCAGGGGCAGGTCGAATCGATCGCGGCCCCGCGAAGAGGACGAAGCGCTGCTGCTGATGATGCGCGTGGCCGCGTAACATTTTTTGCCTTAACCGGGCGACGGCTGATCGGCATTCTGCGCGCATCCTTTCTGGAGCGCGACCATGACGCGAGCACTGCAACGCACCGCCGACATCGCCTACACGCGCAGCGACGACGCTGCCGATGGCGCGTTCGAGTTGTCCATCTCGTCCGAGGCGCCCTACGAGCGCTGGTTCGGCATCGAGATCCTGCGCCACACCGCGGACGCGGTCGACCTGTCCCGTCTGGCCGATGGCCGTCACCCGCTGCTGCTCGGCCACGACACGGAACGGCAGATCGGCGTCATCGATCGCGCCTGGCTGGAAGATCACAAGCTGCGCGGCGCGGCCCGGTTCTCCCGCTCGCCGCTGGCGCAGGAGATCAAGCAGGACGTCGAGGACAAGATCCGCAGCCTGGTATCGGTCGGCTATTTCATTGACGAAATCGAAGAGGTCAAGACCGTCGATGGCGTTGAGACCGTTGTCCGCCGCCTGAGCGGCGACGAATTCGAGCGCGAAATGCGCACCCTTCATGGCGATTCCTGGAATCGCGCCGGCCCGTCCGCCGTGCGCGCCCAGGACGCCACGCCGCCGACGTTCGTCGTAACGCGGTGGCAACCGTTCGAGGCGTCGGTGGTCCCGGTGCCGGCGGACGTGACTGTCGGCATCGGCCGTGCGGCAGGCGCCGCGCCCGAGGCCGCGCCCGTTGCAAAGCACCCGCCCATCATCCTCCTGGAGAAAAAGACCATGGAAAACACCAAGACCGCCGCCGAGCTGGAAATCGAGCGCCGCGATGCCATCGCCACCATCGGCGAGCAGTATGCCAAATACCTCGGCCCGAATGACACGGCCAACGCCATCCGCTCCGGCTGGTCGGTCGACCAGTTCAAGGACGCGATCATCGAGAAGATCCAGACGCGCCACACCGACACCAGCCAGATCCATGTCGGCCTGACGCCAAAGGAAGTCCGCCGCTACTCCATGGGCAAGGCCCTGGCCGCCGCCGTCACCGGCGACTGGCGCGACGCCGGCTTCGAGCGCGAGTGCTCCGAAGCGGTCGCCAAGATCATGGGCCGTGCGCCCGAGGGGTTCTATTTGCCGCCGGATGTCTTCCGCCGCGATTTCAACGTCGGCACGGCCTCCGAGGCCGGAAACCTGGTCGCCACCGATCTGCGCGCCGATATGTTCGTCGATGCCCTGCGCAACAACCTGGTCATGGGCCAGTTAGGCGTGCGCATCCTCGGCGGTCTGACCGGCAACATCGACCTGCCGCGCAAGTCTACGGTCAGCTCGATCGGCTCCGCAACTGAAATCGGCTCCGCATCCGAGACCGCGCCGGCCACCGCGAAGGTGACGCTGTCGCCCAAGCGCGCCACCGCCTACGTCGAAGTCTCGAAGCAGGCCATCCTGCAGTCGGCCATGAGCCTGGAGGCGATGATCCGCGACGACCTGCTGATGGGCGCCGCCGTCAATATCGAGAACCAGGCCATCAACGGCACCGGCACCGCGCCGCAAATGACCGGCATTCGCTACACCAGTTCCATCGGTGCGGTGGTCGGCGGCACCAACGGCGCCGCGCCGGCCTGGTCGCACATGGTCGATCTGGAGTCGGCCTGCGCCAACGCCAACGCCGAACCCGACCGTCTGGCTGGCTACCTGATCAACACCAAACTGCGCGGCAAGCTCAAGCAAACGCAGCTCGGCACCAACCTGCCCTTCATCTGGCAGAACGGCGCCCAGCCGGTCAACGGCTACCGCGTCGCCGTGTCGAACAACATGCCGTCGAATCTCACCAAGGGCACCAGCACCACGGTCTGCTCCTCGGCGATCTTCGGCAGCGACTGGTCGATGGCCACCATCGGCCTGTTCGGTGCGCCCGACATCACGGTCGATCCGTACAGCAAGGCCGACACCGGCCAGGTCAAGATCACCCTCAATCAGTTTGCCGACTTCGGCGTGCGCCTGCCGGCGTGCTTCGCCAAGTCCGACGACCTGATCACGGGCTGATCGAGCAGGGGCGCGCGACATGGCCGCACGCCGCGCGCCCGCGTCAAAACTTCCCCCGCCGCCCGTCCTGCCGGACTGGTGGTGGTGGTCGCAGGGATAACGGAGGCGTTATGGTCTGGAACATCCACACATCACGGGGCGCTGAAGCGGGAAAAATACGCTTCGAGGTGCTGCCCTACGTCGCCGCCGGCGGCCTGGATATCGGCTGCGGGCCGAGCAAGGTCTGGCCGCATCTGGTCGGCATCGATTCGCAGAAGGATGTCGCACTGTTCGGGACTGCCATGCGGCCCGACATCACCGTCGCCGACGCGGCGCGGCTGCCACTGTTCGCCGATGCCTCGGTCGAGTCGGTGTTTTCCTCGCACCTACTGGAGCATATCGAGGACTGGCACGGCGCGCTGCGCGAGTGGTGGCGGCTGGTCAAGGTCGGCGGCCATCTGGTGCTCTACCTGCCGCACCGCGACTTTTACCCGCGCATCGGCCAGCCGGGCGCCAACCCTGACCACCAGCACGACTTCGCGCCGAGCGATATCGTCGATTTCTTCAGCCTGGCCTTTCCTGACTGGTCTCTGGTTGCCCATCAGGCGCGCAACAACGACGACGAATACTCGTTCCTGCTGGTCTTCCGCAAGGAGACGGCCAAGTCAGGCCAGGCGCAGCCATGGCGCGACCGGCCGACCGGCAAGACCGCCGGCCTGGTGCGCCTCGGCGGCAATGGCGACGCCCTGTGGGCCGGCAGCGTCGCCGCCAACCTGCATGGGCAGGGCTACACCGTCACCGCCTACGTCGGCACCAACGGCGAGGAAGTGCTGCGCCACGACCCGCACATCGCCCGCCTGGTCACCCTGCCGTCGAACATCCTCACCGACGAGGATCTGCTGAATTTTTGGGCGCATGAGGCGCCCAAGTACGACAAGTGGGTGAACCTGATCGGCAGCGTCGAAACCCGCCTTCTGCCGCACCAGTCCGACCAGTTCTTCTACGCGCCGGCCGCGCTGAGGCACCGGCTGTGCAACCACAACTACCTGGACGCGGTCAACGCTTATGCCGAGATCGACGGCGCACCGCCGCGCCAGCTCTTCTACCCGACCGAAGCCGAGCGGCGCTGGGCGCGCGAAATGCGCGACCGCCTAACCGGCGCCGTGGTGCTGGTCTCGCCCACCGGCAGCGGGCCGACCAAGGCCTGGCCGCATACGCAGAAATTCATGGACCTGATGGCCGATGCCGGCGTCTACACCGTCATGGTCGGCGATCTCAAGTCGCTGCCCGATCTCGATCTGGTCGAGCGCCACGGCGTCGACTACGGCCATGTCGTCGGCCAGGAATGGCCACTGCGCCTGGCGCTGGCCTATGCGCAGCTCGCCGACGCGGTGGTCGCCACAGAATCCGTGTTTGCCAACGCCGTCGCCTTCGAGCCGATGCCGAAGGTGGTGCTGCTCTCGCACTCCTCGAACGAGAACCTGACCCGCGACTGGATCAACACCGCCGCGCTCGAGGCGCCGGTGCCCTGCCATCCCTGCCACCGCATCCACAACGCCGGCGCGGCCCTGTGCAGCAAGGACACCGTCACCGGCGCCAGCGCCTGCATGGCCAGTTATTCGGCGGAGGCCGTCGCCGATCTGGTGCTGCGCGCACTCGATCTCGAGCACAGGGACGCCGCATGAGTTTCTACGAAGACGACGCCGCCGCCTTCATGGACGCCAACGAGTTCGCCGTCGTCGCCACCGTGCCCGCTGGCAACTTGCTCGGCATCCTGCTCGAACCCTATGCCGAATCGTTCGGCATGGTCGCCGGCAGTCAGCCCGCTTTCATCGTGCCTAGCTCCTCCCTCGTAGTGCCTTCGCCCGCCGTCGGTGACGTGCTCACCGTCGGCGGACGTTCTTTCGCCATCACGGGATTCGAGCCGGACGGCACGGGCATCACCCGCATCAGCCTGGAGGCGCACTGATGGCGCACGCCCGCCAGCGGATCCGCGACGCCCTGGTGGCGGCCCTGGCCGGCCTGTCGGTCGGCGGCCGCATTTACGCCAGCAGACTCATTCCGCTCGCCGACACCCATCTGCCCTGCCTGCTGGTCAATACCGACGACGAAGCCATCGCCGGCGGCGATGTCGGCCAGTTGCTGGAGCGACGCATTGCCGTCTCCATCCGCGCCGTGGTCAAAGCCGTCGCCACTTTCGACGACGATCTTGACGACCTGGTCGCCGAAGTCGAGGCCCGGCTGGCTGGCAACACCCTCGGCAACCTCGTCAAAGCACTTTTTCTCGAATCGATCCGCATCGACTTCGAGGAACTGGATCGGCCCGTCGGCGTCGCCGACATGCGTTTCGCGGCCGTCTATTTCACCAACGCCGGCGCTCCCGGCACCACTTTGTAAGGAGATTCAGCCATGAGCGTCAAACTCTGGTCCAACGTGCAGATCGCCCTGCAGTCGGCGATTGCCGCCACCAAAACCATCACCGGCATCACCAAGGCCAACCCCGGCGTCGTCACCTCCGCCGCCCACGGCTACAGCAACGGCGACTACGTGCTGCTGACCATCCAGGGCATGTGGCAGCTCGACGCCCGCGTCTGCCGCATCGCCAGCGTGGCGACCGACACCTTCCAGCTCGAAGGCGTCGATACCACCAGCTACGACACCTTCAGCAGCGGCACGGCGCAGAAGATCACCTTCGGCACCACCATCAGCTCGGCGGCCGACATCAACGTGAGCGGCGGCGACTTCGACCAGATCGATGTCACCACCATCCACGACAACGTCAAGAAGACCATCCCTGGCGCGTCGAACCCGATCAGCATCAGCATGAACCTGAACTGGGACCCGTCCGACGCCGGCCAGTTGGCCATGAAGACCGCCAGCGATGCCCGCGCCCAGCGTGCCTTCCTGTTCACGTTCTCTGACAGCGCCAAGTGGACGTTCACCGGCTATGTCGGCGCCTCCATGTCGCCGACCGGCCAGGCGCAGGCCAAGGTCACCACGCCGGTGGTGATCACCGCCTACGGCAAGCCGATGGCCTACACGTCCTAAGCGTCAAGTTCGCCGGCGGCCGGGCACTCCCTGGCCCACGGCGCGGCTGCCTCCCCGCGCTGGCCGTCGGCACCCTTTCCCGGAGGCATGCAGGAGGCGTAGCACATGTTCAAGCTCGACCCGAATCCCACCTTTACCGCGCCGGTGTCCGGCTTCAAACCGGGGCAGGGCGCCGACGAGACCATCGTCGTCACCTTCAAATATCGGGGCCGCAAGGAACTGGAAGACATGGTCGGCGCCATGGCCGACCAGACCGTGCTCGATCTGCTGCTCGATGTCATGGTTGGCTGGCGCGATGTGCCGCTCGACTTCACGCGCGAGAACGTCGAGAAATTGTGCGATCTCTACCCGGCCTTCGCCCAGGCCGTGCTGGTCACCTACCGGCGCGAACTGACGGAAGCCCGCAGAAAAAACTGATGGCGGCCGCGCGTCGACTCTACGGCGGCGGCCAGCAAGAGGGCGCCAACCTGCTCGCCGCCTGGGGCATGAGCGCCGACATGGCGGCGCACTTCGCCGCCAGCGCCGAGGATGCCGTCTGGCCTGAAAACTGGCGTCCGGTGGAGGTCTTCGCGGCGATGACGACGCAGTGGCGGCACGGCTTCAACGGCCCAACCGGGCTGGACTACGCGGCCCTGCCGCCGGTCATGGACTACGCCGGCGTGCCGGTGACCGATCGCGCCGACGTGTTCGAGTCGGTGCGCGTGCTGGAAATCGAAGCTCTGGAGGCGATGCGGCGTGGCAGATAATACGACCCGGATTCTGATCACCGCCCAGGACGACGCCAGCAGCAAGCTGGCCAAGGTCAGCCAGGGAGTCGCCGCGCTCGGCCAGAGGGCGGCCGGCATGGCGGCCACCTTCAGTGCTGCGCTGGGGGCTATATCGCTGGCGGGGCCGACCGCCGCAATCAAGGCGGCGGTCGATTTCGGCGGCAAGCTCAACGACATGGCGATGAGCACCGGCGCCACCGTCGAGCAACTGTCTGCGCTGCGCAACGTCGCAGAGTTGTCCAGTGTCAGCCTGGAGGAAGCGGGCAAGGGTCTGCAAAAGCTCTCCAAGCACATGCTGGAAGCGGCCACCGGCAACAAGGACGCAGCGGCGCTGTTCAAGGCCTTGAATGTCGAAATCACCGACAGCAAGGGAAAACTGCGCGATTCCGGGCAGGTAATGCAGGAAGTCGCCAAGTCCATCGCCGGACTGTCCAGCCCGACCGAACGCGTCGCCGCCGCGCAGTTGGCCTTCGGCAAGGCGGGAGCCGCACTGGTGCCGATGCTGATGGATATGGCCAAGGGTGGCGAGCTGGTCGCCACCTGGACGGCCAAGGACGCCGAGTTGGCCGATGAGTTTGGCGACAACCTGGTCAAGCTCAAGCAGAACATTCGCGCGCCTGCCGAGGCCATGGCGCGCGATCTGTTGCCAGCCTTGGTGGATTTTTCGGCCAAGATCGAGGCAGCGTTCAAGGGCGGACTGGTCGAGGGATTCACCAGTCGCTGGGCGGCGGCCTTCAAGGGGTTGGGCGCAGGAATCAACGAGGCGCTGGCGTCCGCTGAAACATTTCTGGGCAAAATTACCTTCGGCAAGGTGTCGGAACTGCACTACAAGCAGGCGGCGCAGTACCAGGAGGCCGCCAAACAGATCTATGCCAACCTGGCCAAGATGGACACGCCGGCAGCGGTGCCCACCAAGGGCATCGAGGCCAACAAGGCGGCATTGGGCGGCCTGATCAACGGCGCCAAGCAGGCCAAGGAAGAAGTCGACAAGCTTGCCGCCGTCCTCGACAAGATCAACGGCAAGGACTCCGGGCTGGATGCCGGCTACTGGAAAGACCTACAAACGCTGAACACTGGCTACAAGGCCGGCAAGATCGATATCGACCAGTACCGCGACGCGGTCGGCAAGCTCACCACGCAGCAGAAATTCTGGCAGGACGGCCTGAAGTCGGCCGAGCAGACGCACAAGGACGCCATCGAGTTCTACAAGTCTGAAGAGGCCGCGCTCAAGGCGTTTGCCAAGGCGCAGGAAGACAGCACCAAGCAGTACGGCGACTTGATCGACAGCCTGGAGCTGGAAACCAAGACCATCGGCATGACCAGCGACGAGCGCGAGCGCTATGTCGCGCTGAAGAAACTCGACCAGCAATATACCGCCGGCCTGATCGAGTCCGAGGACGACTACCTGGCGCGCGTTCAAAACATCAACGCCGCCTTCGCCCAGCGCAACGGCCAAAAGGCCTACTTCGATGGCCAACAGTCGATGTGGACCGGCATCGAGAAGACGGCGCACGACACTTTCATCAGCATCTTCGACAGCGGCAAATCGGCCTTCGAGCGCCTGCGCGACGTCCTGAAGAACACGGTCTACGAGCTGCTGTACCAGATGACCGTCAAGCAGTGGATAATCAGCATCGCCGGCAGCATGGGCGCCAGCGGGGCAACCCTACAGGCGCTGGGCGGTGGCTCCGGAGGTTCAGCGCTGGGCGGCATCGGGAACCTGCTCTCCGGCGCCAATACCGCCTACAACCTCTACACCGGCTCGACCACAGCGACTCTGGCCAACGGCATCGGCTGGCTAGGATCGGCCACCGGCTCTGTCGGAACATCGGCATTCGGGGCCGGCATGGGCGCGGCCAGTGCTGGTGCCGACCTTTCGGCGGCCATCGCCACCTATGAGTCGGCCGCCGCTGCCGCCACTGCGGCTGGAGACGCGGCGGCAGCCGCGACCTATGCGGAAACGGCGGCGGGCCTATCGACAGGATCGTCGGCCGCCGCCGCCATCCCCTACATTGGCTGGGTGGTGGCGGCGATTGCCCTGATTGCCAGCTTTTCCGGCAAGGGCGGCGGGCCAAAGACGGAAGGCGATGCACAGTACAACCTAACCGGCGGCACGCCGACCTATGGCGGAAGCGAGGGGTTCTTCACCGGGTCGAGTGGCGACGCGTTCGCCAAGAAGATGGCGTCCGTGCTGGCAGTCTCGACGACCGACATGCTCAAGGCGCTCGGCGGCTCTGGATCGGGCATCGGCGTCCTGCTCGGCTTCAACACCGACCCCATGGGCACCGCGCCCGACAACATCACCGGCGCGGTGCAGGATGCCAGCGGCAAATACAGCTACCTGCACACCTTCGACGCCGGGCGGGGAGACTACGCGGCGCAGATGGCGGTGGAGGCCAAGCGCGTCATGCTGGCCGCCATCCAGGCCAGTGACGTCAACGAGGCCTACAAGTCGATCATTCGCAATGTCGATCTGATGACCGCATCGGCTGAACAGCTCGACCAGGCCATGAAGGACGTGAACAGCGTCTATGCCATCATGCACTTCGGCGAAGCCGATCCGTTCAAGGAGTACGCCAGCTCGCTGGATGCCGCTGGCCAGTCGTTCATGGCGCAGCTCGACATGCAGGAAGCCGCGCTGCTCAAGGCGGCCAGCGCCTACGACGGCAGCAGCGCCTCCATCAAGACGCTGATGGACCTGACCAACCAGCGCTACAGCATGGAGCTGCAACTGGCCGCGCAGCTCGCCGACGCGGTCAAGAGCACCTCGACGATGTTCGGCGACAGCAAGCGCAACATCCAGTTGTCTGTCCTCGGCGACCAGGGGAAGTACGACTTCTACAACAAGGAGGTTCAGAAGTATTCGGACGTCCTGTCCACCCTCACCGACCCGACGATGATCTCGGAGTACGCCAGCAAGCTGAACAGCAGCATCATGTCGGCCTGGGGCGTGCTGGATGCCGGCCAGCAAGGCGCCTCGTCGCAGAAGTTCCTCGACCTGCTCGACAACGCCGACAAACTGGCGCAGGAACGCTACGAGGCCGTCAAGACCACCGTCGCCGCCGACAACACCGCCATGCAGAAGGCGATCACCGACGCCATCGCCGTGGCCATGACCGCCGCCGCGCAGCAGATTGCCGTGGCCAATTCTGTGCCGACGCCGGTCAACGTGACCGTCGACGTCAATTACCGCGCGGCCGGCGAGGCCGTCTGGGCGTCTGACTGATGCGCACGCTCTCCGGCACCCTGGCTGCGGAACTGGGCCTGACCATCACCCGGCCCGGCTATCTGGTCGAGATCGGGTTCTCGTCCGTGCTGCGCCTGTCGACCCTCGGCGATGTCAGCTACGGCGGCTACGCCTGGAGCGCGGCCGACATCAAGGTGGCCGGCCTGGGCCGGAACGAGCAGGGCGGCAATGGCGGCCAGTTGTCGCTCGGCAATGCCGATCTGGACTACGGCGCGCTGATCCTGAATGAGGGCGCCGCCGATCGCCCGGTGCGCATCTGGTCCGTCTGGGCCGGTGCGCCGGCTGATGCGATGCTGGAATTCGACGGCATCGGCGACGACGCCGAGATCGGCACCCGGGTGACCATCCGGCTGATCCAGGACGCCCGCCGCTACACCTACAGCCCGCGCCGCTTCATCAACGCCGCCACCGGCTTCGCCACCCTGCTGCCGGCTGGCACCAAGATCGCCATCGGCCAGCAAACTTACATCCTCGATCGCGCATGAGCTACCCGACCAGCCTACCCATCGCCGCCAGTTCCGCCCAGGTCGATTACCAGACCGACCGGCAGATCGACCGCGCCACCAATGGCGCCGCCAGGGGCCGCGTCTTCTACACCACCGAAAAGCGCGAATTTGCTTTTACCCATCCCGGCTTGTCGTCCGCCGAGGTGTCGACCTTCGTCGCGTTCTTCTCGGCCAACCTGGATACCGCCTTCGACTTCTACTGGCCGGGCGATGGTGTCACCTACACCTGCCTGTTCGCCCGCGAGCCGGCCATGAAGATGCTGGGCAGCGGGCTGACCGAAATTTCCGTGCAACTGGCCGAAGCATGACCCTGTACCTGCCGCCGCAGACCTGGACCAGCAGCGCGCCGCCGGTGGAGTCGCCGGTGGTGCCGGCCGCCACGCTCAACGACACCGCCACGCCGGCCAACCAGGCGCAACTGACTGTTGCCGCCGACCGGGCGCCGCTGCGCATCCTCTACGGCCGCGTGCGCATCGGCGCGCAGATCGCCAACGTGGTGCCCAATGGCTCGGCCTGGATCGTCCAGGCCATCTGGGGCGATGGCCCGATCGACAGCATCGAGTCTGTCTGGAGGAACGATGAGGCCTACACCGGCACCGTGACGCACTACCTCGGCGACGACCCGACGCCCGCCGTCGATGCCACGCTCGCCTCCGCCTTCCTGGCCAACGGCGTCACCTGTACCGACACCCTGCCGGGCATCGCCTACAGCGTGTTCAACCTGCCGTCGGGCGACCTGTCCGGCATGCCGCAGCTCGCCGCCATCATCAAGGGCCGCAAACTCTACGACCACCGCAGCGGCCTGACCGAATGGAGCGACAACCCGGCGCTGGCGCTGGCCGACTTCCTGGCCTCGACCACCTACGGCCTGGGCATGGTCATCGACACCGCCAGCGTCGATGAGGTTGCCGACGCCTGCGACGAACTGGTCGGCAGCGACAAGCGCCGCACCATCGGCCTGGCGCTCGACACCGTGCAGGACTGCCGCGCCTGGGTCGAGACCCTGCGCAGCTACGCCGGCTGCTGGGTATTCGCCGACGCCGGCACCGCCAAGCTGGTGCCCGACCGGCCGCGCGCCACCGACCTGGCCATCGACCACGACGCCGGCCAGATCAGCCGCCTCGGCAAGATCAAAAAGCGCGGCACCGCCCGGCTGCCGAATCGCGTCGAGATCCGCTACACCGACACCAGCGCCACGCCATGGCGCGATGCCTCGGTGTGGTCGCCGTCCATGGGCCTGGCGACCGGCATCCCCGACAGCCAGGTGGCGCTGCCCGGCATCCAGAACGCGTCGCAGGCATACCGCGAGTCGGTCGAGCGCCTGAACAAGCTCTGGCTGGCCGACCTGTCCGTCGAGCTGGAATTGTTCGACGCTGGCCTGGCGCTCGAAGTGGGCGACGTGATCGAGGTCACCCACCCCGTCGGCCTGGCCGCGAAAAAGCTGCGTGTGCTCGGCCTGTCGAACGACTACGGCCGCTTCGCCGTCAATGCGCTCGAATACGACCCGGCCGTCTATTCCGACGCCGTGACCAGTAACCCGACCTACCTCGACACGAACCTGCCCAACCCGGCCGCGCCGCCGGTGCTGGCCGGCTTGAGCGTGGCCGAGGAGGTGTATCAGATGGAAAACGGCGCCTACGCCAGCCGCGTGCGCGCCACCTGGAGCGCGCCGAGCTTTCCCTACCTGCACCGCTACTACGTCGAGGCCTGGGACGGCGCCAACCTGATCGCCAGCGGCACCACCGAGCAGACCGAGTGGGCGTCTCCGGCGGTACAGGAGGGCGTGCTGTACCTGATCCGCGTCGCCATCATCAGCAGCGTCGGCGCCACGGGAGCCTGGGCCAATGCCAGCCTCACCGCCGCCGGCAAGTACCTGCTGCCGAGCAACGTGCCCGCCATCACCGGCTTCGAGGTCGGCGGCGAAGTGCGCCTGACCATTGCCGCCGCCACCGACCTGGACATGGTTGGCTACGAGATCCGCTACGGCCCGGTCGGCTGCGATTGGGAATTGTCTTCGACCGTCAAGTTCGTCGACTTCGTCAATGCCGCCTCTGGCGTCGGCGGATACTGCGTCTATCGGGACGCGCCGGCCGGAGACCATGACTTCCTGGTCTGCGCCCGCGATTCCGTCGGCCAGTACAGCCCAACCCCGGCGCGTATCACCCTAACGGTGACGCTCGACAACAACGCCTATCTGATCGGCAACCACGACTACACCACGCCGGTGGCCACCAATATGGCCGAGTACAGCCTGCCCTGTGACCCGACGCGCTACTGGGTCACCGAAGACGGCGTCGCCGCCGCCACCAAGTTTCCGCTCAGTCCGGCCAGCGGTTACGGCCTGGTCGCCGCCACCTATCACAGCAGCCTGACCAGCGACCTGACCAGCGAGGCCTGGGACGTCGGCCTGGAGATCGGCGGCAACTGGGCCGGCACCATCAGCAGCACGGCAGTCTCAGGCACGAAGACAGACCAGATCAGTCTCAGCCCGGACGGCAGCACCTACACCGACCAGGGCGCGCTGTCGGCCAAGGCCAACGGCCGCTTCGCCAAGGTCAAGAGCACCGCCACCGGCACCGACACGCTCAAGGTGGCGCTGCCGACCATCGCCCTGCGCGTCGATGCCGTGCCGCGTGTCGAGTCCGGCAGCGTCACGACGTCGGCCAGCACCTACACCCGCGTCACCCTGGCCAACAGCTATACGGCCGTCAAGTCGGTGAACCTGACGCCGACCGGCACCGCGTCGCGCCAGGCGGTGGTGGACAACATCGTGCTGGACCCGGCCGGAACCTGCACCTTCGATATTTACCTTTTCAACGCGGCGGGCACCCAGATCGCCGGCGTTGTGCTTTGGGACTGGGAGGGAGTGTAAATGGCCTCAGTATTCCCCACGCTCGACATCAGCAAGCCGGACGCGACCGCGCAGAACATCACGCAAATGGGGCAGAGCATGGTCGATCAGCAGACCTACCTGCGCGCCTGCGTCAGCAGCGGCACCCTGGCCGGCTACAGCATGGCCACCAGCGGCGGCACGGCCGAGCAGCCAGCCGTCATCACCTACACCAAGAGCGCCGAGAAGATCCGCGAAACGATCACCTGGGGCACCACCGGCGGCGCCACCGGCAATCCGCAGGCCATCCTCTACGAATACAGCAGCGACACCGGCGCCACCTGGGCCACCATCGGCACCCTGACCTATACCTACGACGCATCCGGCAACTGCACCGCCGGCACCTGGAGCTAAACCATGCTTGGATTCCTCGCCGGCCTGCCCGGAAAACTGAAGACCCTGACCGATCGACTCAGCGCCACATGGGCGTCCAAGCTAGATACCCTGCACGACTCCCGCCTGACAGCCGCGCGCGCCGGCTACCTCGACAAGCTCAACATCAGCGGAAATGTCGCCAACGGCACGGACTACACCGCCACACGCGCCGGCTATCTGGACCTGCTCAATACGGGCGCCGCCGGCACCGTCAAGTCGATCCAGACCGGCTACATCAACACGTTGCCTAGCACGACGGGATCAAGCGGCAGCGAGGACTGGCGATACAACGACATCACGCTGGGCACAGCGGTCGCCGATGCCGCCAAATGCCTGGTCATCATTCTCGGCCATGTGGCGATCACTGGCGGATTCGTCCAGCCGACCGGCCGGATGACGTCGACGACGAATCTGCGCATCGAGTCCAACATCACGCCGACGGGCTCGATCTCGGTTCGCTGGTATGTGATCGAGGTCAAGTAGTGGCCCGCTACCAGCTCCTGCCGCGCGGCGTGCGCGACACCGACGCCGGCCTCGACATCGCGCCCGGCCAGACTGGCTGGGTCGAGTACCTCGGCTGGATCGCCGCCGGAGGCATCGCCGACCCGATGCCCGTGCCAACCCGCTGGCCGGACATCGCTACCGCTCGCGCCGAGGTCAAGGCCGCCATCACCCAGGAGCGCGACCGCCGCGAGGCGGCTGGCTTCAACTACCTCGGAAAGACCATCGACAGCGACCCAAGGGCCGCCCAGCGCATCAGCCTGGCCGTGCAAGCCGCCCAGGCCGCGCTCTCCGCCGGCCAGCCGTTCCAGGTCGACTGGACGTGTGCCGATAACAGCATCCTTACCCTAGACGCCGCCGGCGTGATAAGCATGCCCGTCGCCCTGGCCCTGCACGCCATGACGCTGCACGAACAGGCTCGCACCGCCAAGGCCTGGGCCGATACCGCCGCCATGGATGTGCTTGAAGCATTTGACCCGATAGGAGGATGGTGATGATCTGGCAAGCGCAGGGCCGTGACGCAGTGTTTGTGCCGCCCGATGTCGGCGGATCGGTCAGAATTGGCGCCATCGACTGGGTCGAGGCCCTCTCGCAGAACAGCGCCGAGGGCTGTATCAGTGTGGCCATCGGTAACGGCAACTACGCGCCCTACGGGTCGTTTTCCGCAAGCAGAACCAGCGACGGCGGCGGCATCGCCGACATGGCGCTGGCCTACCAGGACGTCAAGGTCAGTGGCGGCGGTGCCTGGGGCCGCTACACCGAGGCCTTTGTCGCCGCAGATGCCCACCACGACAACACCATCTTCGGCCACGAATACGGCATCATCAACAAGCGCGACGCCTGCGCGGATATCACGCCCTATCGCATCAGCCATTGGGGCATTGTCGACGGCGTTCGCGTCGGCGTCGGCAAGCCCGGCGCCGGCGGCCGGGAGATATCCTCGATGGGCACCTTCGCCAACGTCGAGGGCACCGTCTTTTCGGTCGCTCGCAAGGGACTGGTCTTCGCTTACGACGCCATCAAGATGGTGGCACACCTTGGCCGCAAGCTCGGCGAGGTGCTATCGCTGGCCAAGGGCCACGGCATCCGCTGGTATGACGCAGTCGGGCTGCCGGGCACGACGATCCAGTGTAATGTCGATAATGCCCTGTTTGCCCCGCACATAGAATTCACCAATGGCGCCGTGCATTTTCTCGACGCGAAAGGCGTTAGCCAGTTCAGCTTCAACACCGAAACCGGCGTGCCGTACTACGGCAACACCGCCTACGATCCGACGCCGCTGCCACAATGCCCTGGAAGCATCGGCACGCTGCACTTCTACGTCGGCGGCAAGCCCGTCAAGACGCCGATTTACCCGGCCTGACTTGGTGTAGCAGATTTGTCGCGGCTGGCGCTGAATCTGCTACATTCTGCCGCGTCTTGGGCTTGTGTAAGTGATTGATTTATTTGGTTCCTGTGCGCCGCTTCAGGATTGTGATTCCGGTTGTCGTGGGTTCGAGTCCCATCAGCCACCCCACTTCCCATGCGGTTCCGCCGATCTGGCGCGTGGCGCGCAGGTCTTCGAGTAGCTTGCGATTGCAGAGGGTGAGGAGGTTTTCGTGTTCTGTCATGATCCTTTTGCCGTTCTCATTACGGAGCTATATTGTTGATGTGTTGGTGAAATGTGGCGACTTGACGGAAAACAACCCGTCTTTTAGGCGCCCTATTTCACGTTAGGGCGCAGCCTCATGCCAGCGCCAATACTTCCTGCGCGATCCGCTGCTCTGCGATTCGGCAGTATTCCGGGTTCACCTCCAGCCCGATGAACTGGCGCCCCAGCGTCTTTGCTGCCTTGGCTGTCGTGCCGCTGCCGCTGAACGGGTCTAGCACTAGGTCGCCTGGGTTGCTCCATGTCGCCACATGGTCGCGGGCCAAGTCGAACGGGAACGGGGCCGGGTGGTCGCTCTTGTCTTCTGCTGCCTGCTGGCTCGCCAATCCCAAGTCCCACACATTCGTGCGCAGGCCCATGTCGCCAATCTGCACAATCCGCCCGGTGTCCTTGCTGCCGTACTTCTCTGCCCGGCCGCCACTGGTGCCGGCGCGGCTGGTGCCTGCGCTCTTGTTCACACGGTCGGCCAGCCGGTTGCTTGTCTTAGGCTTCCCCTTCGTCACCACAAACATGAACTCCGCGCTCTGCGGGTAGGCGTCGTTGTTGCCGTTGGCGCCGGCCGGTGGCTTGTTCCAAATCATTGTGTCTAGCAGGTTCATCCCCAGCCGCTTGAAGTGCATCGCCTGCTCAAAGCTGCTGCCTGTCTCGCTGCCGTCCTTCGTGGCATCGGCCACTACCCACACGATCACACCGCCAGGCTTAAGCACGCGCTTCAGGTGCCAGGCCACGCCGAAGAAGTCCCAAGAGTGTCCGCCGTAGGTGCGCAGATCATCGTATGGCGGGCTTGTCACCACCAAATCAATGCACTCTCGCGGCAGTTGCCCGAGCAGGTCGCAGTTGTCGCCGCAGTGAATCTTGTTTAGTTCCAGCATTACAGTCCTTAAAAGTCGGCGCACGCTTCGGCGTGGCCGTCGTCTTCTTGCTCCCACTCAACACCCGGCCGCCAGCTTTTCACCTTCGCCATCTGCGTAGCTTCCGGGTCGTCTGGCGGCAACTCGACTTCTTCGCGCACAAAAGGGTAGCGAACGCAGTAGGTCTTTCCGACTTCAATCTGTTCTTTCATGTCATCTCCGATCAACCGCCGCAACCTAACCCGGCAGTCCAGCGGACGCCGTGCCGGCGCCGCTGACTTTTGCGTTAGCCCTCATCAGAGCCATGCCGCTGCAAGCACGTCAGCGTCACGCCCTCCGGGGCCTCGATCACCAGCGAAGG